TAACGCCTAAGAACGTCTGGCGTGACATGCTGGCTATACAGCACAAGTCTTTGATGGATCACAAGCATAAAATTGAGAAGGCTAGGCTGGCTAAACTAAAGAAGCAGCGTGAGATAGGAGATGTAGTTAAGAACATTGCCGCTACTGTGGTAGTTCTTGCTGCATTCTTTGGCACTTACTGGTTATTTAACACAGGAATACTTTAATGGAATACTTACTTGACATGTACGTGCTTGCTACTTCACTGGTTACTATAGCCAGTGTTATATGCAATTACACTGAAACACCAAAAGACGATGAATTTGTTGCAAAAGCCTATAAGGTTTTGGAGCAGTTCGCATTCCTTGGCAATAAAGCCAAACAATAACCTGGAAGGAGCACGACATGGGCGAGAAAAAAACAACTCCCATAGTGATAAACGAAGTAGAGTACATTTTTGAAGACATGACTGAGCAGCAGCAGGTGATGGTAAATCACTGCAATGACCTGGATAGAAAGATCAGGTCCACTCAGTTTAACCTTGATCAGCTTTCAGTAGGCAAAGACGCATTTATCAACATGCTAGTTGCTGACCTGGAGAAAGAAGAGCCAGGAGAGTAATTAGACATGCCAACGGTTAAAGAAGCCATCCAGCGCCTAGACGCTCACGAGCGTGAATGCTTGACTCGATACAAAAACATTGAGAAGCAATTGGACGCTGGAACAAAGCGGTTTGATGATATAGATAAGCGCCTGTGGTTTCTTTACCCGCTGGTAATTGCATCGCCTTTGCTTGAAAGGCTTATTCAGTGAGTATATTTACGGCGTTAATCGGCCCGGTTGCTGATATTGGCAAGACGTTCCTGGCTAACAAGGCTGCGGAAAAACAGGCCAAGCATGACGCCAAGATGAATGTTATCCAGAACAGTGCTGACTGGGAGAGCAAGATGGCAGATGCCTCTAGCAGCTCCTGGAAGGATGAATTTTGGACCATTGTGTTAGCTATCCCAGTGTTTATGGTTGGCTACGCAATAGCCGCCAATGACGTGTCGGTAATTGACCGGGTGGCTGAAGGATTTGAGGCGCTAGACAAGCTGCCTGAGTGGTATCAGTATTTATTATTCATCGCGATCAGTTCCAGTTTTGGTATTCGCGGTGCCGGAAAAATTATGGAGATGCGCGGTAAGTAGCCGCCTCCGTCGCTCTGCAAAGGAAGTATAAATGGCATATGTTAGCGTAGACATTCCAGCAGGTATCTTTAAGCATGGTACTGACCTGGATTCTGTAGGCCGGTGGCGAGATGCTAACCTCATAAGGTGGCAGAATGGCTCTGTGCGGCCTGTTGGCGGCTGGACCACCCGAAAGGCCAGTGCATTCACTTACGCCCCCAGAGGCGCTATTACATGGACTGACAACAGTGCAGACGCCCACATTGCGGCAGGAACATACGAAAAGCTGTACCACGTTAATAAAGTGGGTACGGTTTCTGACATTACCCCTACTAGCTTTACCACTGGCGACCTTAACGCAGACCAGAATCTTGGCTATGGCGGGTCGTTCTATGGCACCTCTTACTACAGCACAGAACGTCCTAGTGACGGCGTGCCAGAAGAGGCCACATCCTGGTCCATGGATACCTGGGGTCAATATTTGATCGCCTGTTCATCAAAGGACGGCAAGATATACGAGTGGCAGTTAAATACCGGCACCCCCGCTGCAGCAATTACAAATGCCCCGGTAGGCAATGGCGCTATTGTCGTTACTGAGGAGCGCTTTATTTTTGCTCTAGGCGCAGGCAGTAATCCGCGCCTTGTAAAGTGGTGTGACAGAGAAGACAATACAGACTGGACGCCTACAGCGATTAACCAGGCTGGTGATCTTGAGCTGCAGACCTCTGGCGAGATCATGTGCGGTATCCGAGTGAGAGGCCGTACACTTATCCTGACCTCCCTGGACGCGCACGTCGCCACATACAATGGACCGCCAACTGTTTACGGTTTTGAGAGGGTTGGCACATCTTGCGGCACCATATCTCGCATGGCTGCAGTTGCGGTGGACGAGGGAGCCTTCTGGATGGGCTCTAAGAGCTTTTTTACCTACAACGGATCATCCGTACAGGAAATGCCCTGCGATGTCTCAGATCACGTTTTTAAAGACATAAACCACGCCCAGAAAAGCAAGGCGTTTGCAGTCAACAACTCTCAGTTTGGTGAGGTGTGGTGGTTTTATCCCAGCGCCGACTCTCTGGAGAACGACCGATACGTTGTGTTCGACTATAAAGAAGGTCACTGGAACATTGGTGAGCTATCTCGCAGCTCTGCAGTTGATGCTGGTGTATTCTCTAACCCAATTATGTTTGATGCCGCTGGTAACGTGCTAAACCACGAGACCGGGTACTCACACAATGGTAGTGAGACATTCCTGGAGAGTGGACCTATATCGATTGCTCAGGGCGATCAGATCGCCAAAGTAAATGAGATTATCCCGGACGAGCTGAACCAGGGCGAAGTCACCTTGACCTTTAAGACCAGGTTCTACCCTAATGACTCAGAAGTTAGCCACGGGCCGTTTGCTCTTGCTAACCCAACAGGCGCCAGGTTTAGTGGTCGCCAGGTCAGGATGCGTATTAATGGCACTGAGCTTAAAGATTGGCGTGCAGGCAAGATGCGGCTTAATGTAATCCCAGGCGGCAAGCGATGAGCCTGGCTGAGAACCCGCCACCCCCGTTAGGTCCAGAATGGAAACCCTGGGGAGAGCGACTTGTTAGCTTTTTAGCCAGGACTAAAGCGAAGCTGGCTTACTACATAGCTGGTGACACGGCGGCAGAAGATGGCGTCGTATTGTGGGACCGAACTGGTTACCCGGTAATATCCAAGAATGGCGAGTTTAGGCAGATTGTATTAGCTGACGGCTATGGCGAGTTTTCAGCAACCAGTAGCATTACTGCGGCGGCGGCAGACACTGCGTACAATATATCGTTTACGTCGGTAAGCGCTAATGGTGGATTGAGCATTGATCCCAGCGATAATACAAAAATTAGGTTTGCTGAAGCGGGGGTGTATTCTATTGCGGGACACCTGCAGATTAAATCGTCAAGCGGATCAAAGAAGACAGCGTATTATTGGATAGCTGTTGATGGCACAAACCAAGATCACTCAGAAAGGGTTACGGTGCATGCTAACGATCAGTTTATTGTCTTGGCTGTTAGTGATCAAATTGAGGTAACTGCAGGCTCTTATATGCAGGCAAGGTTTGCTGTTAGTGATACCGATTTATGGCTTGATGGGTCTGCTGCAACATCTTTTGCGCCAGCATCTAAGCCAATTGACCTTACAATAACCAGAAGCCGTCAATAAATGCTATAATCGGCCAATTATTTAGGGGGATATATGGCAGATTTACAAGAAGAGCTAGATCGTTGCGAGAAGTGGATAAAGGCAGCATTAGAGTACAGTGGCGGGACGCACGAGTACGAGGACATTGTTGAGGCCATAAAGAACGGATACATGCAGTTTTGGCCAGCAGAACACGGCTGCGCTGTTACAGAGATAATATCGTTTCCCAGGAAGAAAGTGCTGCACATTTTTTTGGCGGGTGGCGAGAAGAATCAGATAGTTGACATGGACGAGTCGGCGGTAGAGTTTGCAAGACAGCAAGGATGCACGGGCATGACTGTTGCTGGCCGTAGAGGTTGGGCAAGGGTCTTATTAAGCAAAGGGTGGACCGAGGCGTTCACGACACTTAGCAAGGATATATGATATGAGCGGTGGCAAGGGCGGTGGTCAATCCACAAAAACAGAAATACCAGAGTGGGCAGAGTCTGCGACAAAGCGGAATCTAGCGCGAGCTGAAGAGGTCCAGAAGATTGGATACATGCCATACTATGGCCCAGACGTTGCTGGCTTTACTCCTACTCAGCAGGCCGCAATGGCAAATAACCTAGCCGCTGCATCTGCATTCGGAATGGCCGCGCCAAGTGATCCTATGGCTGGCATGCCGCAAGCTCAAGACTTTGGTGGCGGTATATCTGGATACAGCTCTGGCGGTTTGTTCGACCAGGCTGTTGCTGAGTTTGAGGCAAGAGAGCCTGCCTACGCAAAAGAATACAATGAGCTGTTTGCTGGTGGCAGTACAAATAATTTTAACCCTTATCCTTCCTACCCTGGCTCTGACAGGCTTGGCAGCATTCCGGTTGACTATAACCCCTACGCAGGCTCCAGAAGCACACCTCCAATGCCTGACACTAGAGGCGGTGCTGTTGCACAAATGCCGAGCATACCGCCCCAGGCAGCGCTTAATTTGACTACAGGGCCTTTTGAGGTAGCCAACCCAACGGCGTTGCCTGTGCAGCCTGCTGCACGTCCAACATACACCGAGCTTCCTTCTTTTACTGTTGATCCTGTGAGTCCAGTGGAACGCAAAGAGGCGTCTCGCAATTTGGCTCCAAAGTTTACGCAACCACCATTAATGAATATTCCTCTACCAACAGCTCCTGCGATGAATGTCCCTGCGGCCCCAAAAAAAGGTATTGACGCGCTAATGCTGGAAATGCGGAACGCGGGAAGAAATGACAAAAA